GCGAGCCTCTGCCCCCTGCTGGTCGCAGTTGAAGAAGATGTGGCCGGGGTCGGGGATGAAGATGCGGCGGATGTAGTCGTCGATGTTCTGGAGGTTGGAGCCCCACCCGAAGGGGTGGCTGCTACTCGACCACCTGCCGGTGTCGGTGCCGGCGATGTTGAAGTTGGCATGCCAGCGCCCCGAGGGGGATAGCTTCTTGGTGAGGGAGTCGATGGTCTTTTCTAGGTCGCGCATCCGCAGGAGGTGTTCAGCGATGGGGCGGGCCCTGGCGTAGTCCCGGCCCAGCCTTTCCAGCGCATCCCGGTCGGTGCTGACCTTCTTCTCCCCCTTCTTGGAGGAGATGATCTCGGGGAGGTAGAGGCGCTTGTAGAGGAGGTCCTGCATCTGGATGTAGCTGCGGGGGTTGATGGTTATGCCCCACACGTGTTGGGTGATGTAGTTGAAGTTGGAGATGACCTTGGCGTGGAGGGTGCGCAGGTACTCTACCATCTGGTCGCGCCTGGCCATGTCCACGAGGATGCCCCGCTCCATCATGGTGAGGGCGAGGGGGAGGAGGCTGCGCTCGAACTCGTAGGTGGAGGTGTGGGGGATGGCCTTGTCCACCTCCATGGTGAGCATGCCATCCAGCCCGTTGTAGATTATTTGCTGGAGGGTGGGGTCGGCGGCAAGGTTGGGGAGGTTGTCGGTGACGTAGGTGCGCATTTGAGGTGGAACTCCAGGGCACTTACAAGTTGGGAGATGAGGGTGAGGACGTGGGTGGGGGTGAGGGTGAGGCGGTGGTGCTGGCCCTCCACCACGCAGTTGGCTACCATCCCGGAGGGGGTGCAGGTAACGAAGAGGAGGGGCGGCGACTTATAGGGAGTCACGGCGCAGCGTCCTCCCCTCTTCGATCATCTTCTTGACCCCGCGCAAGAGGTAGTCGTGTTCGATGGAGAGGAGGATACACATATCCTTGATGGGGGTGGCGGAGGAGGAGAAGAGGATGGCGCGCGCCTGCTCCCGGTGGGGCGAGGGTTTCAGGGAGGTGGCATCCTCGATGGCCTGCACAATCACCGCAAGGAAGAGGCGCTCTTCGGGGCGGAGGCTGCGCTCGTTATCCTCTGGTATGAGAAGGTCGTAGGTTACCGAGTCCCACTCGGAACTCAGGAGTTCCACTGGCATCACTCATCCTTCTTGTTCCTGTCCTTCACCTTGCCGACGCGCATGAGTTTCCATGCCTTCTCGTTGGTGTAGATGCTACCCAAAAAGCCCAGGGATTTCAACCACTCGATCTCGTTGCTATGCGATTTGAGCATGGTGTCCTCCACGGGGAAGCGCACCTTGAGGCCCGCCGCCATGAGGTAGGTCAGGTCGTAGACGGCGTTGTGGGCTACCTTGCGGAGGGGGGAGGCCAGCAGGGATTGCACCTTAAGGTAGAGGGCCACCTCGGTAGGCTCGTCCCAGAAGGAGTGGGAGTGGAACCAGAAGGGGAGGACGTAGGTGACGTGGGGGTTGGGGGCAAAACAGATCATGGTGATCTGTCCCTTGGAGGTTTCGATGTCGAAGGCGAACTCCCCGCTGCGGTGGCAGGCGGCGATGGCCTGGTCCATGTCGGGGAGGGATTCGATGACGTGGATGGTGCGCTGGCGGAATACACTGCGCGGCTTGAGGGATTCCTCCCACGCCTTCTTCATGTCCATGGAGAGGATGGGCAGGAGGGATTGGTCCTTGATGATGGCGCGCGGGTTGTGACTGCCTAGCACCCTCAGCCCTGAGGGGGTGTGGTGGATGGTACCTCGGAGGTCGGTGAGCTTCTCTCCGGTGAGGGCCCAGAAGGCCAAGTCCCCAAGGGCGAGGACAAGGGGTGCACCCCTGCTTTCATCACGCACCCGCTTGTAGTGGGGAAGGAGATCGCTTCGCAGGAAGCCCAGCTTGGGGTGAAGGGGGTTGGCCACCACCTCGTTGGGACAGTCCTTCTTGGGGTGGAAGAAGCTGGAGGGGTTGCCGAAGCGCGGAGGTTCGGGGAAGAGGAGGCGCACCTCGCACTGCCCCACCCCTGCGTAGCGGGTGGCCATGCGCATGAGGGCGGCAGGGTACCCGGTGATGGGCTTGCCCTCCTTGAGATCCTGGACGCTGGGGTAGTCGAGGAGGATCAACATGGTGGTGCCTCGTATGTAGGGGTGGCGGTGGGCAATACCCCCTCCATGCCTGCACTGCGGGGTAAGGTATTGCCTTGCTGTTGTTGGACGCCGCCACTCGCCCTCAGTACCACCCCGCAGTTAGGGTGGAAGGGGGGTGGTGGTGGAGACAGGTACATCCCCTTACCTGTCTCCTTGAGGGCGCCACCACACGCCCTAGGGGAGGCGGCTTACGCCGACTTCTTCCAGCGCTGGACGCTGATGTACTCCTTGCCCGTCTGCTTGTTGGTCTCGGGCAGGTAGTCGAAGTCCACCTCGGTGCCGACGATCAGTTCGGCGGCGTCACGAGTCTCCACCTCTTCCTTGCCCGTCGTGGTGCGGATATGCTGCTTGAAGTCGGGCATGGCGTTGCGCACGGCATCCCAGAACTGGGTGTTCACCTTGCTGCCGGGCTTGAGGTAGAAGCGGCGGGAGTCGAGGATGCGCTCCATCTGCACACCCGACATGTCCTGTCCCGAGAGGGCCTCGTTGGCCTTCAGGGAGAAGACGATGTACTCGGTGCCGGTGCCAGCGACGCCACTCGCCCAGGCGGTGATGTAGCCACGGTAGCGGCCCGGCGGGTGGAAGCGGGTGTTCTCGATCTCGTCGAGCTTGAAGGCGGTGGTGAGCATAGACATGTGTTGGTTCCTTTCAGTTTTCGATCTGCTTGAAGATAGCGCCCAGATCGAATGGCGCTTCGGCGGCGACCTTGTGGGGTGCGCTGCACTTCAGGTAGCCCATGTCACGAGTGGTCTGGGTGTGGAGGACGGGCTTGCCATCCTTCCGGGTTGCGAGCCAGACGTTGTTCATGTAGCGGGCCACGATGTTGGGGAGTTGCTGACCGAGGAAGGAGGGGAAGGCGCGCATGACGCCACCCGTCTTCTTGTTCTCGATCATACGTATGTGGGAGATGAGGATCAAGTGAAAATTGAAGCGGTCGGAGGTGAGGCGCGCCACCTGGTTCTCGAAGCGCTTCGACATTACGCCCCACAGGGATTGGTCGAAGCCGGCCTTGTCGTCGGCCACGTTGTTCTCCTTGAGGACTTGGGCCATGCACGTGTCGTTCCAGAAGGTGGCGCTGTCGACGACGAGGACGGTGTTGCTATCCCACGTGGTGAGGTCACCGAGGTCCTCGTCTGGGAGCTTCCACTGGGTGGTGATGGCGATGGACTTCTTCCACGAGTCGGGGTCCTTGGTGGGGATCGAGTAGTAGGAGATGTTGTCCGCCTTGCCCGCCTTGAGGTAGGCGGCGAGAATGGCGAGGTTGTTGTCAAGGTCGAGGATACGAACCTTGAAGTCCTGGTTGGCGAGGGTTGCTAGCAGGCCGGTCTTGCCGGCACCGGGGTCACCCACCAGCAGCAACTTCACGCGCCGCTGGTTGGGGTGCTGGGAGAAGGTTGGCATGATTCACTCCATTCGATTTCATCGAGGTAGGCCCACGACTGCGTCCCATCCGGGAGGACGATGTCGTAGGAGGTACCTAGCTCAACCGTATACTTGGGGTCAAGCTGAATTTGCACGGGGGTTCCGGGCGGGAACTTGTTGATGGTGGTCTTCAGTTTGTAATCTGTTGCCATAGCCACACACCTGCGAGGATGGGGAGGACGAGGGAAGCGGCGAGGAAGATGACGATGAGGATGGCCACCGCCCACGGAATGAGTTCGTCAGAAGTTACATACCACGCTCGCCTCGCGAAAGAGGTCACGCGAGAGGAAAGTTTCTGCGCGCCATCGCGAAGCAAACTCGGAAGACATTGGAGATGATACCACACGGTGGATTCCTTTCGAGATGATGGAGAGCGCACAGTTGCAGCAAGGTGGATGGGTGACGTAGAGGGTGGCACCTTGCGTGGGGAAGTGGGCGTTGTCAAGCACGTTGCGCTCGGCGTGCAGGGTGTAGCGCAGCGTGATGTCCCGGTCAGCGAGGCGAGAGTTGCTATCTGTGATGCCGGGTGGGAACCCGTTATAGCCCAGGGCGACCTGCCGCTTGTCGGTACCCACGAGGACTGCGCCCACCTTGGTGCTAGGGTCCTTGCTCCACTGGGAGATGTGGTGGGCAAGGGCGAGGAAGCGCTCATCCCAGGGGGACATCGGGGGTGTCCTTCTCGTGGGTGATGCCAAGGAATTCCTCGGTGCCCTTGATGAGTTGGGTGTAGAGGAGGGAGAACTGATGGGAGGTTTCTTCGTCGTGGCTTTGGATGGTGAGGCGATTCGTTACCATGGCGGTGACGAGGAAGTGGTCGAGGGCTTCGACACGGGTAGCGATTTCGACGGGGGTCATTTCTTTCTCCTGCGGGATAGGTACTCGACGATCATCTCAGCGATCTCGTCACGGAGGGAAGAGGAACAGTCTACCTCCACGAGGATCATGAGTTGGCGCGGCCCCTTGAAGATGGAGCCGCCGATGTGGGTGTACTTGCGCTTCATGAGTAGCGCCTCCCGCCCATAAGGGTGGCGAGGTGGGCCTCAGGGTCCTTCTTGGTGAGGGCTTGGACGGGAACGTAGAGGGCCAGGCGGGAGTGAATGCGCGGCCCCTTGATGTAGGAGTGGAGGCGCAACTTGCCCTTGCGTAGGAGGAGTTGCACCTGGGAGGTGATGATGTTGAGGGGGAATTGGGGAAAGTCCTTCGCCAACTGGAGGATGTGGAAGGGAGTGTCCTGCATGAAGATGGCGGCGCGCACCCCCTCACTCCTCCGGGATAGCTGTGCGCGTGTCATCCGCCTGCCACTGGGGGCAGAACGGCGCGGCACTGCAGTATTTGCGGCAGCGGAGGGAATCTCCGGGGCGACGCTGGAGGTAGAGGAGACGGGAGTCGGTGGCGTTTGCGATGAAGGAGAGGGCTTCGGCCTCGTCCTCGAAGAGCTTGATTGCATTCTTCCTTCCATTCTTCATGACTGCGAACTTGGGGCGGCGGTACCAACGCTCTTCGTCGGTACAGGGAGCGGGCACCTTGTGTGCGTTGACTCGCTCGGAGATGCGGTGCTCGGCATCCCCGGGGGTCCAGAGGGGGATGTCCACCACCTGCACCATGATGTTGGGGTAGTCGAGGTTCCGCTCTGCACTGAAGTCGCTCCAATCCCTGAGGATTGCCACGATCTGTAGGGCGCGGATATCGACGCCATGCTTGCGCAACAGGAAGGCGTAGGTGTTGAGTTGGTTCTCCCACTCGGACTCATGCTTCTGGTGGTTGAAGCGGGCCACGCTGGTGACCTTGTAGTCCTGGATGATTCCCTTGGAGACGATGAGACGGTCGAACTGTCCGCTTAGGAGCATGCCCTCGACGTGGGTGAAGAGACGTTGCTCGGTCTGCGCCTCTGTATCGTACTTGCGGATGTAGTCGTGAAGGGCTTTGCCTAGGAGGGTGCCGAGGAAGTCACTGGCGTCTACCTCGATGTCCTCCTCGTGCTTGTCCGTGAGGTCAAGCATCTGGGTGGGCTTCCATAGAGAAGAGGCAGTAATGTCTGCGCCCCCATCGTCGTAGTCATCGTTGACGATGGCGTTGTAGATGGGGCTGGGCAGGTTGTATTTGTTGGTGATCTTCATGGGGGTCTCCTTTGTGAAGGGGCGTTGCTATCTGCTGGATCGGAATCTCATGTGAGTCCCTGGAGGTTGGAGGTGACGAGGCGGTACTCGGGGCTGCGCCCTGCATGGCTGCCCTTGGCGCGGGTGGGAAGCCAGCGACCCGTCTCTTCGAGGATGCCCTTCCGCACGAGGACCTTGATGAAGGGACCCCACACGTAGGGGGAGTGGGGTCGGCACTCTGCGTGGAGGAGGAGGAGGCGGATGTCTTCCGCAAGGAAGGTTGGGGGCAGCAACCCGTAGAGGGTGGCCAGCTTCTGCTGCGCATCCTCTATGAAGGTGCTGTTCCTATCCGCGATGTCGTTGAGGATGGCGTCGCGATCTTCGAGGGCGCCATCGGCATCGATGCGGGGGATGTTGTTGGTCATTGGGTATCCTTTCTGATGATGAGGGTGTAGCCTGCTACTTGCAAAATGGCATTGAAGTCGAGGAGGCTGGGGGTGCGATCCCCGCGTAGCCACCTGCGGAGGGTTTCACGGTGTATACCGGCGCGCTTGCAGATGTCAAGCAGGAAGCCTGCGTCGTCGGCAAGGATGGCACCGAGTTGCTGGATGAGGGGATCAACGTCGGGGAATACTCCCTTGTAGTTGGCCTTGGCTGCGGCAAGCATGGCTTTCTCTTGGCGCGCCCGCAGGGGCACCTGGTGTGTCATGTCACATCCTTTCCTTCGAGGAGGTCACGGGCGATGGAGGGCGCATCCCAAAAGCCGTCGCCCTCCACGATGCTTCGGTCATCTCGCTCATGGCTTGGGCTCCTCAACGTACA